CGCGCCCATGTGCCATTCAAAGGCGGTGACCTTGGCATAGTACGTGTTGCCGTCGGCGTCCTTCACAGGCTCTTCACCCTTATCCATCACGGAAATACCGGCCTTGGTATTCTTCGGATAGAGCAGCGACGTTGCGTGGTCAGCCCAGGTCACAAACCAAATGGACGTGTTGTCCGATCCAGAGCCGCCGCCGTGAATAACCTGGTTGGCGATGTTCGGCCTGCCAGGATCAACCATATTGCTGTTGTACGCATTGAAGCGTGCAGCCAAGCCCTTGAACTTTTCAGGCGTAGTGGCCGTGTCGTGGTAGAACATACCGGACGCCATTTCGAGGTTCATGGCCTCAAGATATGGCGCGCTGTCTACCAGTCGAGCCTTTGCCGGGTCAGACGCCAGCTTGAGCAAGCGGGTATCAATTTCAGAACGGGCTTCAAGGAAGCCGGTTGTGTCATCGACCTGCTGCATGGTCGCCTTGGATGCCGCGACACCCTTATACAGACGGCCCCACGAAACAGTAGGATAACCGGTGCGGATAGAGTGCCGGTGAACAGCATCCATGTTGCACTGCGTTGCGATAGCGTCATCAAGTATGGCGTTGTTCTGCATCAGCAGTTCAACAACCGTACCTTCGGCGCTGCCCTTGTACATATCCACAAGCTGCGGAAAGCGAGAACCAATAGTAGCCATATTATTTTAACCTTTCGGTGCGTCGTTCGGGAACAGAAGGTGAGCGGCCTCGGCAGGCTTCCCAGAACCTTGACCGCCGCCATTCGGCGGGTTGTCTTCCTTCAACAACGCACCCGCCTTCGCGAGGATACGGATAACCTCAGGATGGTTGCCGCCACCACTCGAATTCAAATACTCTTTCAATTCAGGCGTGCCGAGCTTGGCAATGGCGCGCTGCGCATCGTTCACAGTGCCATTCCAGTTATCACCGCCCATGGTCTTGTCGGCCTTGGCGTCGTCGGCCCACTTCTGAACGCGCTCACCCCAGACCTTGCCCTGATTTTCGGCGCGCGCTTGCATGACAGACGTGAACTTGTCGGCCAGCTTCTGGGCTTGACCGTTCGTCAGGTTCAGTTCCTTGAAGTCAGCGCCAACCGCGTCAAGCAACTCCTGATCGACCTCAACGCCTTCTGGCATGGTCAGCGAATACTTGCCGTCTTCTGGCACCTTATTCGCAGGATCATTCTTGGCCTTGTCGTCGGCGGCTGGCTTCGTCTTGTCGTGTTCAGCCTTGGCAGCGGCGTTTTCTTCCGCCGACTTGCTGTCATCGTTGACGTATTCCTTCCAGTCACCGGCAGGCTGTTGGGTCTGATCCGCCGCGCCGTTGCCTTCACCTTCTTTCGGGAACAGGATGTTTTCAGGCGCGCTGTCAGCAGCGGCGTTATTCTCGCCACCACCACCGCCGCCCGTTCCTTCCTGATTGAAGTTGATCGTCGGGAAACCGAACTTCTTATGTAGCTGCATCGTCGTCATCCTCAGGTTCGTTGGTCCGCTCACGCGCGGCCATCTTCATTGCCTTGTCTTGCGCCACCGCCATCAACAGCGTCGGGTAATAGCGCGGGTCGAGTTGTTCCAGCTTGGCAATCAGCTTGCGGCCACCAGCTTGCAAACCGAGCGTGTAGTTGGTCGCGTTGGTGTGTTCACCTGCGTATGCTTCGCCGTAGATCGCGCATTGCTCCAGCATCCAGAACATCACGCGCTTGCCTTCTGGCGTGCTGAACACGGCGCGAAATGCAGCGTCGATGTCAGCGCGTTCGGCAATCTCTTGCGCCGATAGTTGTTCGCCCAAATCAATCATGTGATTTTCACAACGCTCCAGACATTAAGAAAGGCCAAGCTGCGACAACAACGCGCCGCCTGATGGGTTTTGGTTTGCACTGGCGAGAACAGCGGCAGCATCGGCACCGGCCTTTGCAGCAGGTGCGACGGTCGCCATCATTTCGGCATTCTCTGCCATCTGCTGTTTTTGCGCACGCTGTGCACGAATTTCCTCAACCTTCTCATCAGGAATAAGGACAGACGGCGGTGCGCCGATAGCATCCCAATATTCATCCATGGCCTGGTCGCCATCGAGCTTATCCAGAATTTCCGGCTTGACGGCTGACAGCTGGCCAGCGAATGCAAGACCGCGTTCGATTGCGCCGGTCGCAACGGCCTTCTGAGCCTGGGCAAGGATCGAGATATATTCGACTTGCAATTCCTGGCCTTGCAGTTCAGGCGGCGGCGGCGGCAGTTCTCCACGCGCTTCAAGGATATTGTAAGTGCGGTCGATGGTTGGCCCAAGCTGATCACCGAACACGTTTTCAAGGACAGGGCCAAGCTGCAACAGTTGTTCTTCTTTGCGCTGGGTCAGTTCGAAAACGTTGCGTGGCTGCACGCCTTCCATGCGCGTGATCGCAAAGAACATGTCGGCATAGAACGTGCGATCAATTCGCTGCTGCACTTCCTTGATGTCGTTCATCAGTTCGCCAACACGCATGTTGACTTCCATTGCAGGACGGAAGCCCTTACCAGATGGATCATCAACGAACGTAACAGCACCCGGCAATAGTGAGGCTGGGTTATTCCGCATGCTCGTTGGCCCGGTCATTGGCGGGCGAACAATCTTGTCGATGCCTTCCAGTTTACGGGTTTGCTCAAGCTGGAGCATCTTGATATCGCCAAGCGCGACCTGACCAGGCGACAGCGAATAATGATCGTCGCCGGATATCTCCCAGCTTGGCGCGATGATTGGATTTTCATCAAAGCCGCTTTCTTCGAGCAGCTTGCCAGTTTCATTGGTCGCGCCATCCTCCCAATAGTTGGAAAGGAAACGCTTGTTCCCCTTGTCCAGCTTAGATGGATCACGGTTCATGCGCGGCTCTACGGCATGCCAGATGTCGTACATTTCGCCATACTTGGCCTGATCGAATGCAGACTTGATGCGCTGGCTGCAATTCTCATAGCCGAACCGCCTGATGATGCGGTCAACGCTCCACCGGAATGTTCTGTAAAGCGTGGTGGCCTTGCCAGCCTCATCACGCGCTAGCCAGAACCGGCCATGAACAAGCTGGATCATTCGGATAACGCGGCGGTCATCCTCGACAAGCAGGCCGCACGACTGGCCGAAATGCCCAAGGTCGCCATAACCTACATGAAAGCAACGATAGATGTTTGATCCTGCGAACACCTCACGCATGCGCTGATCGACGGCGGCAAGGTATGTCTTGACCGGCGCGTAATTCTTCAAGTCAGGGTCGTAAGTGCCAAGCCTGAACCATGGCCGCGCGGGCGATGTCAGGCCAGAGTGCATACCAGATTGCAGCGTGCGCAGGGAGAACGTGCCGGTGCTGTCAACGATCTTGGCGCGCGAAACAGCGCCTTCATTCTTGGAATTCAGACGGAGCCGCGTTGGCTCGATATAATCAGCAAGACCCTGCCACACCGGTTCCCACGGATTGCGAACCTGTTTCAGTTCTTCCGCACGGCGGCGATGGTATGCAACTTGCGTTTCGAAGCGTGCGGCGTTTTCGGTCATAAATTCCACCAGATAAGTGCGCAACCAAATGCCGTCACCGCGCTAACCACAGAACCCCATCCGTCAACATTGCGTAGACAGAAGGACGTTGCAGCATATAGCGCGACGACGGCGAGTATCATCATTGGCCGAGCAACGTCTTTTTGCCGGTACCAGCCGTGTCAAGCACGCCGGACCCGCTTGTAAGGATCGTGTTGCTACCAGATCGAAGACGGTCAGCCGTCCGACGACCGGTGGCTGATTTCACAGCACCACTGTCTGGCTCTCTCATCTGCGCAGGCTCAGGCGGCACGGTTACAGGTGGCGGTTCAGGCGTAGAAAACATGCACATAGGCGTCATCCAATCGTTACGAGGAAGGTCAGGGCCACTGAGGACGAAACGAAATAGGTTGTGAGAGACAGGAGCTTTCTGACGAAGCCCACAGCCATGCCGTCGAGGACAACGGCGACGCCAACGGGTATCGCGGCAAACATCGCAAGCTGCGCATAGAACGCGCCGTGGCCCTTGATGAATGCGGCCAGACAGATCAACACCATCAGAGCAGAGAACAGACGGCCATTCGTCGCGGCGTTCTTCTGTGCGGCCTGGGCATCAACAGTGCTGACGTTTGCAGCAATCCGGCCCTCAATATTCAAATCGGTTTCCATGATCCTCACCTATCCGAGCGGGTTATAATCGACCTCTACCGCCGAATGGTTGACGCCACCAATGCCGTTCGATGTGTACCGCTGCTTTTTGGCGACCGGTTCAGCGAACGTGAGAGCCAGCGCGTCCCCATCGTTTGGCGATGGCAAGCCGCGTTCTTTCATGTCTTCCTTGCTCTCAAGCTGAATTTTGCCGTCCAGGCGCGCGACAGTCTCAGGCCCGACCAAATCTTGATACAGCACTTCATTCTTTGGATCGATTGCGCCACCTGCTTTGAGCCATCGTTTCATCTGACCCCAGATGTAAGCGCGCACGTTCAAATAGCCTGGGTCAACAGTCTTGGTTGAGCCGAACCAGATCAGACGCCACGACCTGCCCATGACCTGACCGGCGCTCACAATGCCGGTGCCATAACCAGCGTCAACGAACACGGCATCAGCTTCATGCTCATCCTCAAGGCGCGCAATCAGGTTCGCCACCTGCACATCATTGTCGTTGCGCGGGATGGACGCCAGCTTTTGCGAGTACAGACCTTGCCTCAGATAGATCACCGTCGGGTCATCGCCGGTCCACGCCGGATCAACGCCGATGATCTTTGGCGCGAATGCGTACTGTCCCGGCTTGAGGTGAACGTTGCGTGCGTTGTCGGCATCGTCGCCGCTGATGAACTGCATGGCTGACTGCGCCGGGAACTGCCCCCTGACACGCACCTTCACAATATCGCTATCCTCGCCGTGGTCATCAACGAGGCGTTGCAGGAACTGTTTGTTGGTGCCTGGCACCGTGCGGCTATCGATTTGACGACCTATCCACCTATGACGGAAGCGCCGGAAGCACTCACGGAAACGCCCGCTGTTGCGCGTAGGGTTTCCGAACACCACCCATATGATGATTGTGTTTTCATCGGTCAGCGCGCCTTCTGCGACTTCCCATACCTTATCGTGGATTCTGGAAGCCTCATCGAACAGCAACAGGATGATGTTGCCCTTGTTATGCAGACCGGCGAACGCTTCCGTGTTGTGTTCGCTCCATGGGATAAAGTCTTGCCGCCAGCTTTCGCCGCGCGTCGGATCGCGTGATTTGATCGACATGGTTTGCACATCGAACCAATGCGCAGTGAGTGACATGCGAAACCACTTGCCGATTTCCGGTGCGGTCTTAGTGCGCAACTGGCCTTCCGTGTTGGCCGTGGTTACGATCTTGGCATCAGCAAAGCAGGACATCGCCCAATTCGAGAGCATGCCCATTTCAGCAGACTTGCCGATACCGTGACCGGACGCGACCGATATTTGCAGCGGCTGATATCGTTTTTCAGGATCAGATAAATGATCCTCAACGATTTGGTTGATATCGTCCTGCCATCCGCGCGGTCCGTCATATTCCGCCAGTTCGCCAACACCCCAATCCCAGGCGATGCGGCTCCAGCGTTTCGGGCTGTATTGGCATGACGCGGCAAGCTCAATGATTTCGTCGTTGATGTCGCGCCGCTGTGGTTTACTCAACTGGCGGTTCCTCGACCGGTGCCGGTTCGTCTTCAACCTCAATCGTGTAGCAAACCGGCTTCACCTGCTGCGATGATCCAACCTGCTTTGTCGCGCCGCATACAGCGCACGTCATCACAGTGTTGCCGCGCTTCGAAATGAATGTGTGGTTGATTTCGAGGGTGGTCATTCACTCGTCCTCTTAGCCGCACGCGCCAGCCGGTCAGCCAGGCTGTCAAGGCCTTTGTGTTCAACAATGTCTTGGAAGGCGTTCACGCCGATATGCTTGCCGATCAGTTCCAAACGCCTGATGCGGTCGCTCACCTTCACGTCAATAATGAATTCGCCAGTGCGATTACCTTCACTGTCGCGCAACTCTTGATGCTTTACCCCGGCAACGAGGCCTTGACGCCAAATCTTCGGCCACTGCTGAATAGGCTTGATTGCGCCTGTATCATCATAGAGGTCTGCAAGATCAGCCTCGGCCTCGGCGGCAAGACGTTTTAACACCCAGGCGGCGTTTATCTGTGTTTCTTCGGAGCGATTTGCGCGCGCAGCATCGATAGCTGCTTGCACTTGAGTTTTCGCCATCAACTGCGAGGCGATGCCGTCAGCGTTTTTTTGGCTGTAGCCAGCACGGATTGCGGCCTGCGTTGCGTTCAGGTCGATGAGATATTCTTCAACGAAGCGTGCTTGTTTTGCTGTTAGTTCGGCCATGCGTTGAGTTATGGCCTACGGACAGTTGTTGCGAGTTATCAGGAAATGCGTTTTTCGCACTGAATGACGCATGAATGTAGGCTTAATGTAGGGATATTCGGTCTAAGCCATTGAAAATGCATAAGTGACGCACTTGAGGCCCATATTATATTTATAAAAACGATTATAGACCGCTATATAACCACCTATAACAGTGTATGAGATACCATTTCACCCTACATCTGTTACACTTAAACATAATCAATAACTTACAAGTCAAATAGGAGCATTATCCTACATTTTAGAGGGGTATAGGAGCATTTTCCTATGTTATTTGTGCTACACGCGATGTTGAAATGACAACGGTACTCTGATAACTATCTCGTTGTAATTATCGCAACGAGAGCGTCACAATTTGATCCATTACCACGGAACACCAATTTCGCCTGTCAGTGCATTCCTTGATGTTAGGGGATGCCACTTTTGCGTTTCACATGCACAGCCTCAGGACGTTGTGCGCGCCCACCAATACGGACAATCGGTTATGCTCGATAACGGCGCTTTCTCTAAGTGGAAGCGCAATAAGGAAACCGACTGGCACGCGTTTTATGCCTGGTGCGATATCTGGCTTTGCAGACCCACAACATGGGCCGTCATTCCTGATGTGATCGACGGCGGCTCTCAGCTACAGGACGCACTCATCCGAGAATGGCCGTTCGGTCATAGAGGTGCGCCCGTATGGCACATGGATGAGCCGCTAGACCGATTGTTGCGCCTGGTGGACGAATGGCCGCGCGTGTGCGTTGGATCGACAGCAGAATATGCAGTCGTGATGTCGGACCCATGGAAACGGCGCATGGGCGAGATATGGGACGCCGTAGCAGCGCGGCACAGGCACTTGCCATGGCTTCACATGCTGCGCGGCATGCAGTTGAGCGGAGGCATCTATCCGTTCGCATCGGTCGATAGCACGGACATAGCGCAGAACCACAACAGACCACAGAACACACCCAGGAAAATGGCGCTCAAATGGGACGCGCTGCAAACGCCTGGACATTGGGTAAACTCAGAAAATCAAATGGAGCTTGCAGTATGATTGGATATATCGCGTTCGTATTTTTCCTTGGCACGGTGCCGCTGGCGAATTGGATGATTGGAAATGTCGGCACGTGCCTGCCGGATGGGCCGTGCGTAATTCCTGTGGGGTTTGGCCTAACAGCCCCTTCCGGCGTGCTTGTCATCGGGGCTGCGCTCGTTTTGAGGGACATCGTTCATGAACGCCTAGGATCGAGGGCGGCGCTGTTGGCCATCGCATTAGGATCAGCGGTCGCCTTCGCCGTGTCGCCGCCAGCAGTAGTGATAGCATCAGTCGCAGCGTT